ACTTGCTGTTGATAGTCTTATCAAGGCAGGTGAACATTTAAAGCTTCGTTGTCCTATGGATGGTGAATACAAGATAGGAGGTAATTGGAGTGAAACCCATTAAAAAATGTAGAGAGTGTAATGTTGTCCTAATTAAAGGCAGTAAAAAAACAACACCTAAAGGCAATTGTTATCCGAGTAATATGCAGAAGTACAAAAAAATATGTAACTCTTGTCTTTCTTCTTATTATAAAAATAAAAGAAATGAAAAATACAAAGCTCCTTATATTAAAAGAAAAACATCTACGATTCCTTTTGGATATGAACTTAGTGAAATAGATGGTTACTTAAAACCCGTTCCTGACGAATTAAAAATATTATATGTTGCACATGAATGGATTAAAGAAGGTATTTCTTTAGATGAAGCAGTTTTTTTTATAACAGAAAACACCAACAAGACAATATCAAAACCAGGTCTTTGGAAACAAATAAAAAAAAATAATTTAGTTAAGAATTTTTACAATTTGAACATTGAAAAATTAAAACGTAACTGCAAACTATGTGACAAAATATATTTTCACTCCCCCATAGGAACAAAAGTAAATGGGACGGGTAATCGTGAATATTGTAGTAAGCTTTGTAACCGCACAAATACAGCTAGACAAAATAGGATTAGACACCTTTACAAAATGTTAAATAACAAACCTAAAAAAGGATTTATATACTGTATTACTAATCCTTCTTTTGAGGGCTGGGTAAAAGTCGGTAAAGCTTTAAATTTAAAAAATAGACTAACAGGTTTTAATGGGAGTACTCCTTATAGAAATTTTAAATTAGAGTATAAAAGAAAATTTGAAAATTATACAAGGGCAGAATATTTTTTGTTGTGTAAGTTAAACGTAGCTAGTGAAAAACAATCTAGCGAATGGTTTAAGATAGATTTAAATAAAGCAATAGACATAATAAAAAATTATCAAGATATAGATATTACTCCTGAAAATATTTATGAGTACCATAGCCCTAAAAGTAACTTGATTTCTAATTTACAAAGAATAACATATTATTAAATAAAGGAAATTCAAATGAAACCAAGTAAAGAAAACAGAAAGAAGTTTGATATAGACTTAGAGTATGGTACAATCAGAGAAGATAAAGTAGCAGAAATGCTTACCAATAAAAAGGTAGAAGTTAAATCTGAACGTGGCATGTGGATGAAGACGGGCAACATAGCAATTGAATATCAAAGCTATGGTAAACCTTCTGGTATCAAAGCAACTGAATCAGATTATTGGTTTCATAATCTTTGTATTGGAGACAATGAATATTGTACGCTTGTTTTTAAGACTGATGTTCTTAGAACTATTGTTGATAAACTTGATACATTTAGAACTGTATCTGGTGGAGACCATAACGCAAGTCAAATGTACTTAGTTAATTTACAAAAGCTTTTTTCATCTGATGTGATTAAAGCATTCAAGGAGTTTGAAGATGGCAAAAAAGAAAACAGTTGATACAGTTGTAGAAGATATTTACTCTACTATTTCAGCCTTAACCAAAGGCCAGGATATAAAACTAACTGACAAAGACTTAAAAGTATTTGGTGAAGATATGGCTGATGCCTTAAAACAATGGGCAACACCACGAGGTGCAGATAAAATTAATGTTAATACTCTTCGTATGTCTAACATCGGTAAACCTCAACGACAGTTGTGGTATGACATGAACTTAAAGAAAGAAGGAATCACTGAGTTTGAACCTAGTACTTTGATTAAGTTTTTATATGGACACCTATTAGAAGTATTGGTTTTATTTTTCGTTAAACTATCTGGGCATAAGTTAGACTCACAACAAAAAGAAGTATCAGTTAGTGGTATCAAAGGTCACATGGATTGTAAGATAGATGGTGAAGTAGTAGATGTAAAGACTGCTTCTGGTTTTGCTTTTAAAAAATTTAAAGATGGGACTCTTGTAGAGTCAGATACCTTTGGATACTTAGCACAACTTGCAGGTTATGAAGAAGCAGAACAAACATCTAAAGGTGGGTTCTTAGTTTTAAATAAAGAATCCGGAGAGCTAACTTTATTTAAACCAGAAGAGTTAGATAAACCTAACATCAAAGATAAAATTAAAACAGTCAAGAAAATTATTAAAAGAAAAACACCACCTATCTTTTGTTATGACCCTGTTCCAGAAGGTAAGAGTGGTAATATGAAACTTGCAAGAGAATGTAATTGGTGTCCTTACAAATATGAGTGTCATAAAGAATCAAATGATGGTCAAGGCTTACGAGTTTTTGAATATGCTAAAGGGCCAGTTTATTTTACTGATGTACAAAAAGTTCCAAACGTTCAGGAGATACTATGAATGGTAGAAAAGCAAAAGCAATTAGAAAAAAATCTTTAGTCTTATTAGTTGATTGGGTTAAGACTTTAATCCCAGAAGAAGAAGCAAACAAACTTACATTACAACAAGCTTATGATTTAGTTCCAAAAGATACTCATGTTTTTGCCAATGGTAAATTTATGTTATCATCATTTTCTTTGAAATGGATTATTCAAAAAATTAAAAAATTAATTAAAACTAAAAACTTAAACGACATAACTGTCAAGGACTTAACAAATGAAATCTGATTTAGAAAAAGCAATCATAGCTATGGGTGAAGTATTAAAAGAAGAGGGTGAATCATTAGATGGTTTTGATAACCAAACACTACAAGACTTATCAACCTTGTTAGCTGCACATGTTGAAGACAAACTAGATAGGGTAGTTCACTAATGCCTAAGAGAGTGCCAAGAAAACCTAGACCTAAAAAGGTTAATGTTCCTAAAGGATATGATAGTAATTGGGAATACAATATACATCAAACAATTTTAAAAGATTGGGCACATCACTTTGAAGCTATCAAATATATTATTGATAAAAAATATGAGGTAGACTTTGTTAAAACATTTCAAGATAAAACTATTTTACTAGAAGCTAAAGGCCGGTTCTGGGACCATGCTGAGTACAGTAAATATGTTTGGATTAGAAAAGCTTTACCAAGTTTTATGGAATTAGTTTTTTTATTTCAAAAGCCTTTCTCTCCTATGCCTGGAGCTACCATTAGGAAAGACGGAACAAAGCGTACCCATGCTGAATGGGCTGAAACAAATAACTTTAGATGGTACAGTGAAGATACTTTACCTGATGATTGGAGAAATGATGAGCTATAAATTTAATGAAGGACATTCAATACAAGAACTTAAAGGATACATTGATGGTACATACAATGAGCACTATGCTTCTGATAAGTATCAAGCAACGGATATAATTATTGACTCTGGACATGGTGAAGGTTTTTGTATTGGAAACATTATGAAGTATGCTAAACGCTATGGAAATAAAGATGGTAAAAACAAAAAAGATTTATTAAAAATATTACACTATGGTATAATTATGTTAGACATACACGATAAGGAAACAAAAAATGATTGAAGATAAAGTAGGTATCAAGGAATATCTTGGTATAAAAATTAATTATAGTAATGAAAAACTATTAGATAAGTTTAGTCTTGACACACTCAAGGATAGATATTTATGGGAGAATGAAACACATGCACAAGAAGCATTCGCAAGAGCATCCGTCTTCGGGGCGACCTACAAAGGTCACACAGATTTTGAATTGGCTCAAAGACTTTACCACTACAGTTCCAATTGTTGGTTCATGTTTAGCACTCCTATACTTAGTAACGGGGGAACAAGTCGTGGGCTTCCTATTAGCTGTTTCCTCAATTATGTACCTGATAGTCGTGATGGGTTATCTGCTCATTATGACGAGAATATATGGTTGGCATCTTCGGGTGGAGGTATTGGTGGATATTGGGGAGATATTAGAAGTAATGGTATTTCTACTACTCACGGTAGTAAGTCTACTGGTTCAATCCCCTTTATGCATGTTGTAGATTCACAGATGTTAGCCTTTAATCAAGGCACTACAAGACGTGGTTCTTATGCAGCTTACATGGACATATCTCATCCTGAGATTGAAGAGTTCATTAACATGCGTAAAGAATCTGGTGGAGATATCAATCGTAAGAATCTTAATCTTCATAATGGTATTAATATTACCAATGAGTTCTTGAAAGCTGTTGAAGAAGATGCAGACTTTAGATTGATTGACCCTAAGACTCACGAGCCTACTAAGATTGTTAATGCTAGAGACCTATGGTGGCAGATCATCAATGCTAGAGCAGAGACAGGTGAGCCTTACATGGTAAACATAGATACATGTAATGAAGCCTTACCTAAAGAACAGAAAGCTTTAGGTTTAGAAATCAAACAGAGCAACCTTTGTTCTGAAATTACTTTACCTACAAATGAAGAGAGAACAGCAGTATGTTGTTTATCTTCTGTCAACTTAGAATACTTTGATGAGTGGAGTGAGAACCCTGTATTCATTGATGATTTAATTACCATGCTTGACAATGTTCTTCAACATTATATTGATAACGCTGTCGACACAGATAACTTAGGAGAGTACAATGCAAACTTTAAAAG